CCCTTAAGACTGCAAATGTGATCGGTGTGGGTCAAACCCCGTTGGCACAGGATACGAATGACTGTTTCAATCAGTTAAACATGATGATGGCGCAATGGCAACGCAGGCGCTACATGGTTTACAACCTCGTAACCGTTGGTTTGCAAGCGACAGGCGCATTAACCTATTCAGTCGGAACAGGCGGTGATTTCAATATCACAAGACCGGTAAAGCTCGAAAGCGCTTTTTTCCGCATGAACAAAAACACTCCGCTTCCTGTGGATTACCCTTTGGAAGTGTTGAGAGCTCAGGAAGATTACAACCGAATCTCCATTAAAAATTTAAATGCTTTCCCTCAGTATGCCTACTACAACACAGGCTTTCCTTTGGGAGAGCTTTATATTTGGCCAGTACCAAATAATCAATATGAGATCTTTATTTCGGTCATGGTGCAATTGGAAGCATTCCAAACCATTAATGATCAGATCGTATTGCCTCCTGAATATTTAGATGCTTTGCATTGGAATCTTGCTAGACGTATTTGCGTCATGTATGGATTACCAATCACCCCTGAATTGACTGGATATGCTGAAGCCTCAATGCGAGCCATCGAAGAAGTCAACTCTCAGATTCCTTTATTGCATATGCCTGTTGCCTTGCGTGGCAAGTCAGGCGCATACAATATTTATGGTGACTTCTACGTTGGGAGCGCAGGCTAATGGCTAAAGCTGCTTTAGTCACAGGCGCATACCAAACCAAGAGCGTCATTGCTGGTGCGCAGCGTTGCATCAATCTTTTTCTTGAAAAAAACCCCGATGCTGCGGTTTTCCCATTTACTCACTATCCAACCCCAGGGCTTACTACTTTAGCGACTGCTAGCGCTAATGGATGGCGCGGATTGTTTGCTGCAAGCAATGGCACTCTTTATGGAGTTTGCAATCAAAACGTGTATGCCATAAGCTCAACATGGCAATTAACTTTATTAGGCACAATTGGAAACGCAACCACCCCTGTTTCAATGGTTGATAACGGGGTTTATTTGTTTATTGTTGATGGATCTACTGGTGGATGGACTGTTGAATTAGATAACAATACTTTTGCTCCAGTCAATAATTCATCGACAGGCGATCAAGGTGGCTTTTATGGATCTAATCAAGTCAATTTTGTTGATGGATATTTAGTATTTAACCGTCCAGGCACTAATCAATGGTATATCTCGCTTGACAATCAAATTGTTATTGATCCTGTTGACTATGCATCAAAAGACGGATTTTCTGATCTTTTAGTTGGAATTGGTATTGCTCGCAGATATATTTATCTTTTTGGTGAAGTAACTACGGAGGTTTGGTTTAATGCAGGAAATACTACATTCCCTTTTGAACGTTTACCTGGATCATTTATTCAGTATGGTTGCGCTGCAACAAATTCAATTGCTCAAATGGATGGAGAGCTTTACTGGGTTGCAAAATCTCCACAAGGAACGGCAACCATCTGCAAAACAAACAACTTCAATGCTCAACAAATAAGCACGTTTGCAATTGATCAAGAGCTTCAAACCTATCCAACTATTTCGGATGCCATTGGATATACATATCAATTAAATGGCCATTATTTCTATGTGGTAACTTTCCCAACTGCAAATAAAACATGGGTATTTGACCTTTCAAATGCGCAATGGAATGAATGGCTTTGGACTGATACAAATGGACAACTTAACCGTCATCGTAGTAATTGCTTTGCTTTCGCTTACAACACTCTTGTTGTCGGTGATTGGCAAAATGGAAAACTTTATGCCTTAGATCAGAATAATTATTCTGATTTTGGTGGCCCAATCGTTCGGACTCGAGGTTTTTACCATTCCGAGGATGATAATTCGGATCGAGTTAGATACAAATCTTTTATTGCAGAAATGGAATCAGGAAATGGCAACAATAATGAGCCTGTAACTGTATTTCTTGAATGGTCAGATGATCGCGGTAAATCCTTTGGAAATCCTATTGGTCAAACTATGGGTGTAGAAGGCGCTTATTTGACATCTATTCAATGGATGAGGCTTGGCATGGCTCGAGATAGGGTATTTCAGCTTTCTTGGTCTGATCCTGTTAAAACTGCCCTTTCAGGGGCTTTTATTGATGCTGCTCCAAATCATCGATGAGCAATTTATCAACCAATACCCCCTATTTATCAGTACCTTTCCTAGATCAAAATGGGCAAGTAAGCCAGCCTTGGCTTATGTTTTTGATTCAGCTTTATCAGCGTACCGGTGGCAATGACACTCCTCAATTAAATTTGACACAAGTTCAAGCTCAGCAGGCTTATGACAATACGTTAAATTTTTCAACTGACATCACAAATCTGCAAAGACAATTAAGCGAAATGCAGGATTATGTGTTTTCGCAAAATATTAACTTGGCATTGACCAATGGAAGCTCTATCCTATCGGGTAATGGGGCTGGAGGTTTTAGCAACGTCACTATTGGCGCAAATTTGTCATTTATTGATGGCACTTTATCTGCAACGGGTGGCGGTGGCACTTCCCCAGCTAGCTATGCTTTTGCTGCAGCTCATGGATAATTTATGATAAGACTTGACACAATAAACCGATCGCTTCAGTTATTTCTTGGTGCTGCCAAGACAACAAATAACCTTCAGATCGTTGTTTCTTATTCAGATCAAACTGCTAGCTCTTATTTAGGAGCTACTCAGTTATCTAATTCAAATGGAACAACTCCGGTCACGATTTGTAGCGCTCCTGCAGCATCTACAATCCGCGACATCGACATGATCACCGTTTTAAACACGGATACGGTTTATCAAGTTGTCACAATTCAATATTTAGATACTGCAACAACATACAAAATCCTTGATATTCAATTGAATGTCGGTGACAAGCTCACCTGGACGCATGGTAGCGCTTGGCAAGTTGTTGATAATTCAGGAAACGTCAAATATACCGTTTTAAATACTAGCGGTGTTAATAGCTTTAATGGAAGAACAGGCTCGGTCACTTTGACTAGCTCCGATGTTGATACTGCATTAGGGTTTACCCCAGCACCTCAAACAAGCGGATCATCTTTGCTTTATGGCAATGGATCAGGCGGTTTTTCAAATGCAACTATTGGAAGCGGTCTTTTATTTAGTGGAGGCACTTTAAGCGCAACCAATAGCGGAACAGTCACAAGCGTTGGATTGGCATTGCCTTCAATATTTAGCGTTTCAGGATCTCCAGTCACAGGATCGGGAACATTAACTGCAACCCTTAATTCTGAAACTGCAAATACATTTTTTGCTGCTCCAAATGGTAGCGCAGGAACTCCAACATTCAGAGCGTTAGTGGTTGCTGATGTACCTACGCTTAATCAAAACACAACCGGTACAGCATCCAATATAACTGCTACAAGCAATTCAACATTGACAACATTAAGCGCTTTGTCTTTGCCATATTCTCAATTATCGGGAACTGTACCAACTTGGAATCAAAACACAACTGGAACTGCTGCATCCGTAACTAGCGCAACTCAATCGGCAATTACCTCAATTCCTAACCTTGCAACTGTCGGAACAATCACGACAGGGGTTTGGAATGGCACTCCAGTCGCAAATTCTTACCTTGCTAATAGCTCCATCACTATTAATGGCAATGCGGTCAGCCTGGGCGGTTCTACGACAGTTACTGCAGTCAATCCTTATGCTTTAACAATAGGAACTGGGCTTTCAGGCACTTCATACAATGGCGCGAGCGCAGTCACAATTGCCTTGGCTAATAGCGGAGTAACTGCTGGCACTTATGGATCTGCATCGGTTATCCCTGTAATCACAGTCAATGCTCAAGGTCAAATCACTTCGATTAGCACTCAGGCAACTAATGCTCCAAGCTATCAAGGCACTTGGAATGCATCGACAAATACTCCTACTTTGACTTCAAGCGTTGGTACTCAGGGTTATTACTACATTGTTTCGGTGGCCGGCACAACCAATCTTGATGGCAATGCATTATGGTCTGTCGGTGATTGGGCTATTTTTGGCAATGGAAAATGGGAAAGAATCGCTGGATCAACAAGTGAGTCATTTACAAGCCTAACCACAACCAATTTGGCAGTTACAGGCTTAACTGGCTATATGTATGCCAATGGCAGTGGAAATGTAACTGCTGCCACAACTATTCCTACAAGCGCTTTAAGTGGCACGATTAGCAATGCCCAGCTTGCAAATAGTTCAGTAACTATTGGATCAAGCTCTTTATCATTAGGTGGCACATTAAGCACTTTAGCTGGTGTTTCAATTAGTGGATCAACCAGTACATTGTCAAACATTGGCAATAGCTCATTAACTAATTCTTCTATAACAATTAATGGCAATTTAGTTTCATTGGGTGGATCTACAACTGTTAGCGCAAGCACAACCAATGCATTAACCATTAACAATAGCGGATCAGGCGCTGCTTCAGGATCTACGTTTAATGGTGGATCTGCATTAACTATTTCTTATAACACCGTTGGCGCTTCACCATTGGCAGGCTCAACTAGTTTGACCACCTTAGGAACTATTACGACCGGTGTTTGGAATGGATCAACAATTCCTGTTGCTTATGGTGGTACTGGTGTAACTACTGCAACAGGATCAGGCGGTGGCGCTTCGGTTGTTTTAAGTCAGCAACCAGCAATCAATTCTCCAGTAATTACTGCTTATTCAACCTCAACAGTACCATTAAAAATATATGGTTTAAGTGGTCAATTTACTGAATTGTTTGATGTTTACACTTATAACGGTGGAACTTTAGCATTTCAAATAAATTCAAGCGGAGCAATTGCAACTGGTACATGGAATGCATCTGTTATTAGTGCTTTATATGGCGGTACTGGAGTTGCAGGCACTCTTACTGGTGTTTTATATGGAAATGGCACAAGCGCGCATACTGTAGCAACTGCTGCGCAATTGGTTTCGGCAATTGGATCAACTGCGGTCACAAATTCTACAAATACAACAAATGTATTAGGTGGCGCTGCCAATCAAATTGTTTACAACACAGGATCAGGCGCGACTAGCTTTATTACTGCACCATCAAGCGCAAGCGCTTATCTTGGTTGGGATGGATCTTCGTTTGTTTGGGGAACTCCTGCTGGAGTAGGCACAGTTACTAGCGTTGGTTTATCGTTGCCAAGTATTTTCACAGTTTCAGGAAGTCCTGTAACTTCAAGCGGTACATTAACTGGATCTCTTGCAACTCAGTCGGCAAACTTAGTATTTGCTGGGCCATCTAGCGGATCTGCTGCTGCTCCAACTTTTAGATCATTAGTTGCTGCAGATATTCCTGCTCTTTCTTATGCACCTACGGCTGGATCTACTAGCATTACAACGCTTGGCACAATTACTACTGGAACTTGGAATGGTTCAGTTTTAGGTGCTGCGTATGGTGGCACAGGCGAAGCTGGAACATTAACTGGCATTTTGTATGGAAATGGTACTTCAGCCCATACTGTGGCCACAAATGCTCAATTATTAACTCTGCTAGGAACTTTAGGAATTGCCAATGGTGGTACAGGACAAACTAGTTTTACTGATGGTCAAATTCATTTTGGATCATTTTCTACATCATCAAATTTATTTTGGGATTCAACAAATAATAGATTAGGTGTTGGAACTTCTAGTCCAACATCTGCATTATCTGTTTATCATTCTTCTAGCACTACTGCAACTGCTACAGTAGGAAACAATAGCGGTTCTAATGGTGGTGGATATGCTATTCAAGCTATTAGCAGAGCAGATAATGGCGGTGGAGCGCAAACAGGATATTGTTTATATGCTTCTGCTCCTTATGATGGAACTAATGTAAGGGGCAATACTTATTCGTTAACAACTTATGGCTTATATGTTGATGATTTATATGGTTACTATGGTAAAAATACACAATATGCAAACTGGGGTGTTTATGTAAAAGGTGGCGCACAAAACTATTTTGCTGCTCCAGTTCTTTGTGGATATACATCATCAAATGGTGCATATCAGCTTCAAGTTAATAGTCAAATATTTGCAACTTCACCAACTATTGCAACTTCAGACGCAAACTATAAAACTAATATAATTCCTATTTCAAATGCATTGGAATTAGTAAATTCATTAAATCCAGTTCAATTTAATTGGAAACCTCATCCAATTCATAATTTTGATACAGTTAATCCAACAACAGGATTTTTAGCTCAAGATGTTAAAGCTGCAATGTCCAATTTGCCGTTTGTAAATAGCATAGTTAAACAAAATACTTGTGTATTACAACAAGAAACATTAACAACTCCTGCGGTTACTGAAGAATTTTTAGGAATTGCTGAAGGAAATATGATTGCTATTTTAACTGCAGCATTAAAAGAATTATCTGCAAAATTTGATGCTTATGTTGCATCTCATCCATAAAGGTAAATTATGACAATTTCATACTTACAATTTTTTGAGCCAAAAGTTTTAACTACTTCTGATCAAACAATATATACAGTGCCAACAAATCCCACCACAAATTTATTAAGAGGTGGTCGAGTGCGATTTGCTAATTCAAGTGCATCTGCAGTTCAAATAACTGCTTATGCAGTTCCTTCAGGATCAACTGCTGCTTCACCTGGTAATGTATTTGCTCCAAATATTAGCGTACCAAGTAATGCTTTTATTGATGTTGATGTACCTTTATTGGGGCCAGGAGATAGCATTCAGGCTTTAGCAGGAGTTAATGCAGCAATTACTATGAGTGCAATTAATGGCGCAATATTTAGCTAAATTTGTCACTTCGGTCATGCGGGATGATCGAGTTTGGAATGCGGTACGGATTGATGGAATATCTAAAGAACAACTTGGATATAGAGAAAACGAGATTTATTTTGCCAATGAATATGGATTTGTTATGTTTAGAAATTTAACCCCAACAACCAAAGAAGTACATATTGCCATGCTTAAAGGGGCAAAAAATGTTGATTCTTTCTTTAAAGAATGTCTTGAAAAGATGAGAAAACTGGGAGCAACTAAATTTGTAGGAACTATTGGCGAATGGAACAAACCTGCTTTAAAATTGGCAAAAAGATGCGGTTTTTGCGAAGAAGGCAGGATTTCTAAAGCATTTTTGCGTGATGGTCAATATCATGCGATGGTAATGATGGGGAGCGAATAATGAGCTTTATAAGTAATGCAATCGGAGATATTTTAGGCACAAACCAGCAAGCTAGCGCTGCTCAATCGGCAGCTAGTACGCAGGCAAATGCTCAACTTCAAGCTCAACAACTTCTTCAGCAAAATCTTGCGCCATATTCTTCAATTGGTACGGCAGTTTTACCTCAATTATTAAGCTCTTTGGGTTATAACGGTACTTATGGTGCAAATGGCAATTTGACTGGTATTTCAGGTTCAGGATTTCAATTTAATCCTAGCAATTTGGCTTCTACTCCTGGTTATCAATTCACCCTTCAGCAAGGGCTTAAAGGTATAAATAATCAGGCTTCATCAACTGGTTTAAATCAATCAGGCGCGCAACAAAAAGGCATCGCCAACTATACAACTGGTTTGGCTCAAAATACCTACAATCAGCAATATGCTAATGCTTTAAGCACTTATATGACTAATGCTGGTCAATTAGGAAGCCTGCTTAATCTTGGTCAAAACGCTGCTGCTGGTGTTGGTCA